TTCAACTCCTTGGTCAGATCTTCCATATTTAAATACACTTCCTTCTGAATTTACAGAACTTGCTCAAGATGCAGTTGAATCAGCTCTTACGGCTGGAACTGGAATATCTAAATCTTATAATGATGTAGCAAATACAATTACTATTTCTGTAGATAGTACTATTGCTAATAAAACTTACGTAGATACCGCCGTATCTGGCTTGGGAAGCACATCCGCAACAACCTATGTTCCACTAAGCGCTATTGGAAACGCAGATGGAGTTGCCTCTTTAGATTCAAACGGAAAAATTCCTTTATCAGAATTAGGGAATTTAATTGATGGAGCACCAACAGCACTAGACACTTTAAATGAATTAGCAGCTGCAATAAATGATGATTCATCTTATGCTGCAACTATTACAACAGCTTTAGGCACTAAAATAACTGCAACAAGTCAAGATACACTTAAAAATAAAAACATATCAATATCAAATGGAATTACTTCTGTTTCTGGATATGACAATATTGAAGGATTTTTTGGACAAAATAATATTGCTATATTGCAAGATGGGCTAGATAAAGGCGGAAAGATAAATATATCCTCACTTGGAGCTATTACTGTTGCAAACTCTGGACTGGGTTATACTTCTGGAATAGCAATCATTGGTGGCGGAACAAGAGTATTGATTGAGATAGGCGGCAATACATTAACTGGAACATTAGCACAATTTAATGCCTCTTTAACAGATGCTGATTTTGCAACACAAGCAGCAGTAGATACTAAACTTTCTATATCTGAGCCAGCAATAGAATATTACATAACTAATTCTGGGATGAGCGGATATCTTGTAAATGGAGTTTTAAATGGAACAATTAACTTTAAAAAAGGCAAAAAGTACAGAATTATTGTAAACGCTTCAGGTCACCCATTCTGGATACAAACAGTAAATGGTGCATATTCTGCAGGCAGTCTTTATTCTACAGGTATAACAAATGCGGGAACAGATAATGGATCTATTTTAGTAGAGCTTTCTCAATCAGCACCAGATAACTTATATTATGTCTGTCAATATCATTCTTCAATGCGAGGATCAATAAACTCTTATGCTGTTGATGTTGTAGAGTATGCAACTTCATCTGCTGCAACTTCATACACTATTTCATCCGCTAATTCTGGACGAATGACAGAGTTTACTTCAGGAACAGATGTAACAATTACAATACCTAATGATGCATCAAATACTACTTGGCCAATTGGGTCAAGTTTAGAGTTAAGACAAATGGGTGCTGGAAGACTTATATTTTCTGTTACTTCCCCTGCTACAATAGTTTCAACAGATGGGTATTTAAAAACAAGAACACAATATTCATCGGCATTTTTAGAAAAACGAGCAAGTAACTCTTGGATTTTAACAGGAGATATTGACGCATAATGGCATCTAGAATAACATCAAGAAGAGCAGTTGTATCTTCATCAAGATTAAAAGGATTTTTATCTTTTCAAGAATTATTTCAAAACAGTTTAAGAAATGGGTGGAAAGTAATAAGATCTGGATGGACTGCTGGTAGCAATAGAGTATCAGCTTCAAACCCAACACAATACCCTTTATTGTCTACAACAATGTCAAAACCAAATGTTACAATAGATATTACAAGTCCAGGAATTGGTACAGGCGCAGCTCTTTGGGTAACCGATGCTGGGAATTGGTTTGCTGTAGTAACATCTCAAGAAATTTCATCAGGTACAGGAAATTGTGATACATATTCTGCAATTGATAACTGTGGTGCTAGAAATGGATGCATTGCAACAGGTGGTCCTTATAATTATGCATATAATGTTGACTATGGATATAATTGTATTAATTCTGTAACCACTTCTAATCCAGCCATACCTGCAACCTATAATAATTATGTTTGCAACTGTCAATATGCAAACAATTGTGTAGCTGGAACAAATGCTGGAAATACTGTTAATGTTTGTAATGCAGATAGCTGTGCTAATATTTCATACAGTGGAGCAGTTTGTGGATACTATACTTTAGCTCATCAATATTATGATAATTGCAAAACAGGTGGAAATTGTGTAGCAACTGGAGGAAATTGTAAAACATTTGGAAACTGTTTAGTTTATGGAAGCTACTATGTTTCTTGTTGTAAAGCTTATAATGCATATAACTCTTGTGCTTATTTAAATCCATGCGTTGGAGGATATATTTACTGGACAACTCAAGAACCAAATACTCCATGTTGTGTAGCAGGTACATATTGTTATTCATATACAAATACTGGAAATCCAAATAATTGTTTAAATGGATCACCAGGATATTATTATTGTGGAGCGTGTGGCTATGATCCAGGGCAAGCAGCAGGATTCACAACCAACTCTTGTTCATGCTGTGGTAGAAATTCATCAGATGTGCAGCTAGTATCTGGCAGTGGAGACAATTATAATCCATGTGGTGCAGGACAAAACTGCGTTGCAACTGGAGGTAATTGCACACATTATCAAGATACTTATCCAAGAAAAGTTAAAATTTTTAAATATGTATCAAATGTATTGAGCGAAGTAACTTTTCAAACCCTAGACTCATTAACATCTTTTCCGATAATTAGATCTTTAAGGGTTATTGTTACAAACGCAGTAAAAGGCGGCAGTACAGCCACAGTAACAGTAAAAGCATATTCAGATACCTTATTTACAAATCAAATAGGTACTGATTTTATACATCAAGCTACAGGATTGAAGATTAACACCAATTACGGTATAATTGCTAATCCAAGCAGTTATAACGAAGACATATCAGCACAAAAAGTATCAATATCTTAGAAGGGGTAAAAAATGACAATAGAAATTCCACAATGGACATTTGTAACTAGAGAAGAAGAAGCTACAAGAGTCAAATTTGCATTATGTGTAGACGGAGTAGTTCAACAAATTATGGACGTAGGACTAGCACAAGCTGCTCTATGGGTATTAAATCCAGTAGTAGTACGATGCAATGATTTAGCTGTCCCAGGAGATTCTCAAGCAGACGCCACAGCGGGTGTCTAAATGAAATTAATAAAGTTTATCCCATGGGTTGAGTATTTCCCATTGATTAAACCAGTTAGATCCATGATTCCACAATGGTGGAAAAAAGGTGAAATTGAAGTTATTATAGATGGCATTAAGCAAGGTAATGGCATGAAATCTTGCATCCCATTTATGGAAATAATGTCAAGCGGATATGAAATATTAACTCCATTTGATATACATATTTTTAAAGATGAAGATGGAAATACTCAAGTTAAATGGCAGGGTCCAGAAGGCTGGGAAGATTTTGTTGGTGAACGTGCAAAAGAATTAGGTGCAACAATACCTAGACCAGCAGGTCATTTACCTATGGGATTTATATGGTCATGTAAATGGTCATGGAAAACACCAAGGGGATATAGCACAATTGTAACTCATCCATTTAATAGATTTGATTTACCATTTACAACATTAAGTGGAATTGTTGATAGCGATGCATTCCACGGTAATGGAAATATTCCATTTTTTATTAAAGATGATTTTAATGGCACCATTCCAGAAGGAACCCCATTTGTTCAAATATTTCCATTTAAAAGAAATAAATGGAAAATGTGGACAGACAATGCTTTTAATGATAAGATATTAGATGAACAAAATAAAAATTTACGTACTCCTGATGAAAATGGATCATACCCTTGGTCCTATAAAAAAAGGTTTTGGAAAAAGAAAGAATATTAAAAATGTTTAAAAAGAAAAAGTTTAATAAGAGAAGCCCAAAATCAAATAATTTTAATCAACCTAAAGAGTATCATGAAGGCAACAAGATATTTACCCTTGCCCTAGTTATTGATAATGAAGTGATAGACATAATGAGGACAGAAGAACGCTTGATGGCAATATTAACAAGCAATCCTAAAATTATAGATTTAACAACAAAAGATTACTTGGTAAAACCAGGCTGGATATATTTAGAAGAAGAGGGGGAGTTTATTTCAAATGAGAATCAAGAAGAAGATACTACAAGCACAAACGAATGATAAATTTGTAGATTTTGCTCCACCTAAAACAGCAAAATCAGAGATACCAGATTGGTTTAAATCAATTCCTTCTATTGTAGAGGGACAAATGTCAATTAAGCGTTGCGTTCCAATTTTAGATGCATTTACATCTGGTTATATGATTGTTACCAATGTTGATTTCATGTTTGACGAGCATTCTGGAAGATTTTTAGAAAACGCAACTTATAATCAGCCAATTAGTCAGCATATGGATTTTCAAACAGAAGAAATGATTATAGATAAAAACTTAAACCCACATCCATTTAAATGGATCAATACTTGGCACCTAAAAGCGCCAAAAGGATATAGTCTTTTAATTACACATCCATTTAATAGAACAGATCTTCCTTTTCAAAGTTTGACTGGAATTGTAGATTCCGACACACACCCAGTAGTTATTAATTTCCCATTTTTTATGAAAAAAGGTTTTAGCGGATTAATTCCAGCAGGAACTCCTTTGGTTCAAATAATTCCAATAAAAAGAGAACCTTGGAAATTAAAAATAAATGATCAAGAGTCTTATTTTTATAAAGATTTTTGGAGATGGAATATTCAACCAGAAGCAACATACAAAAGAAAATTCTGGCATAGAAAGGATTATAGCTAATGACTAATGAACCAAAGAAAGCAAGACCATGGGATTTATTTATTTCAAAAACTAGAGTCCCAATTGAGATTGCTCTTGAAAGATATGATATTTGTAAAGCTTGCCCAGAGCTTATTCAAACAACTAAAACTTGTAAAAAGTGTGGATGCTTTATGGCAGCAAAAACAAAGCTTCCACATGCATCATGTCCAATCGGTAAATGGGATGCAATAGAAGTAATTTCTGAGTAACTAAAAATAAAACGATAATAATTTACTAAGGGGTATAATAGAGCATATGGCAACTACATTCCCAACTACCCTAGATCAACTGTTAAATCCAACAAGTACTGATTCGGTTCAGCTTGTATCCCATGCTGCCCAACATTCTAACGCTAATGATGCAATTGAGGCTTTAGAGGCAAAACTAGGTGTTAATAATTCTACAGATGCTACAACCATAGATTATAAAGTTCGGGATTTAATTTCTAAAATTTATACAAATGAAATGGCGCAAGATACAATTGCTGCCGCCTTGGCCGCAGGAACACATGGCAATATAACAGTTGCTTATGATGATGCTGCTAATTCTTTAAGTTTAACAGCAACATATGGCGATGAGCAGGTTATGGATGCAATTGCTACCTCTTTAACTGCAGGTGGCGGAATAACAAAAGTTTATAATGATGCTGCTAATACAATTACAGTTTCAGTAGATACAACAGTCATAGCAACAAAACAATATGTTGATACAGCAGTATCTGCATTGGGCAATACAGCATCTACAACATATATTCCTTTATCTATTTTAGGAAATGCAGATGGAGTTGCAACCCTTGACCCATCGGGATTTGTACCTCAATCACAGCTTGATATAAATGAAAGAATTCAAGATCAAGCAGCAAAGCTAATAACCGATGGAACTCATACTAGAATATCTGTCTCATATAATGATACGGCTAATACATTAAATCTTACTGCTACATACGCAGACGAAGAAGTAATGGATGCAATTGCTCAATCTTTAACGGCGGGCAATGGAATAACAAAAACTTATAATGATCCAGCTAATACAATAACACTAGCTGTAGATACCACTGTAATAGCAGATAAAACATATGTAAATACTGCAATATCTAATTTAATAAACTCTGCTCCAGCAGTTTTAGACACACTGAAAGAAATAGCAGATGCACTAGGAAATGATGCAAATTTTGCAGCCACTATAACAACTGCTCTTGCTACTAAATTAAATATAACTACTGCAGCAGCAACATATGCAACAATTGCTAGTGATAATTTAAAGGCTCCATTAAATTCACCTACATTTACAGGAACTGTTTCTGGCATTGACAAATCAATGGTTGGCTTATCGAATGTCGACAATACTGCCGATGCAAATAAGCCAATATCAACAGCAACTCAAACAGCTCTTGATGCTAAGCTTGCTTCAAGCACCGCTGCAGCAACATATCTTGCTTTAAATGATACTGATGAAAGAATCCAAGATGTTGTAGGGGGCATGGTTGTTTCTAATACAGAATCAACAGGCCTTGCCGTTACATATGACGATCCAACAGGCAAATTAAATTTTGAAATAACTACAGCAGAATTACCAGGATTTACAGAAGCGGCACAAGACGCAGCAGCAAGTTTATTTAATCATGCAGGTCATTCAAATGTAACTGCAACATATGATGATGTTGCAAATAAAATTAATCTTTCTGTTATAGCACAGCTAACTCAAGAACAAGCACAAGATTATATAGCTCCATTATTTACACACGGGCTAAACCCTAACATAACAGCAACATATGATGATGTTGCAAATAAATTAATTTTAGAAACAATTATTCCTCCATCAAAAGCTATTATGTCAACTTCTGCTCCAACATCACCAGCAGATGGAACATTCTGGCTTGATACAGATGAGTTTAGAACTGGCACTACAAAAGCATTAAAAGTTTGGCAGGCATCAAGCTCTACTTGGGAATATGTAGCATCAGACCTTTCTTTATCAACAACAAACACATGGACATCTAAAAATACATATACTAACGGCGTAATTATTGGATTAGATGCAGCACCATTAACACCAGTCCATGGACAAATTTATTACAACAAGTCTTTAAATAAACTTAAGGTTTGGGATGGATTGCTTTGGCAAGATATTCAAGGTTCAGGCGGAGGCGGCGGAGGTTTAACATTAATTCCAACAGATGCATCTGCACCGCCAAGTACATTCTTTGTTGGTTTAATAGATCCACCAGCAGGCGCAACATCTGTTGGTGATCTGTGGATAGATATTGATGATGATGCAGGTGCAACAGAATTTATTTATGCTGGCCCAGAAGCTCCAGAAAACTATAATACAGATACTCTTTGGATTGATACTGATGAACCAATCACAGAATTAATCTATAGCGCAAATGAGCCCGCAACACCATCTTATGCAGGCGAACTTTGGATAGACTTAGATGACACTGCAGGTCAAGCTATTATCTCTTCTTTGACCCCTCCAACGCCCGCAGAAACAGATCTTTGGATAGACCTAGCAAATGAAGAAGGGTATCTAGAGTATAAAGACTTATTTAAAAATGGAGCAGCATCAGTTCAATCTTTTGTAAATCTACCTAATGCTACTTTGTATCCAGGATTAAACGTATATGTGGTTTTAGAAAAAGCAATATATGTTTCTGTTAATGATCAATGGAAAAAGATGTACCCAAACTCAGATTCAGAAGTTCTTTCTTGGATAGGATTTTGAACAAATTTATAGTATAATAACAAATGGAGGAATTATAATATGTCATTAAAACGTTGGAATGGTACGGCCTGGGTTGTAGTAGCAGGATCACGTCCTGGAGCACAAGGACCTCAAGGACTTCCAGGTAATGCAGCAACAATTTCTGTTGGCACAGTAACAACACTTCCTTCTGGATCAGCACCAACTGTTGTAAATAGCGGATCCTCTTCAGCAGCAATATTAAATTTTAGTCTACCATCTGGAACACAAGGACCAGCAGGTGCAGCAGGTGCAGCAGGACCACAAGGAACAGCTGGACAAAGAGGCTCATATAATTTTACTGGGATTGCAGATCCAACATCATCAAACCCAGCAAATAAATTAGGCTTAGATAATTATTTAAATACAACAACAGGTGACTGGTTTCAATATAATTCAACCTCATCAACTTGGACATTACAAGGAAATATTAGAGGTTCACAAGGACCACAGGGAATAACTGGAGCAACAGGCGCAACTGGACCTTCTGGTAATGAACTGGCTAATGCTATACTTAGTGAAACAACGGTAGCCAGAGTAGACGCAATGTTAAATCTTGGTCTATATTATCCAAAGTATACAAGTACTTTGACTCAAACAGAGTTAAACAGCAAATTTGCAGCAACAAGTTATTTATTTTAGGAGAAATATAAAATGGCAAGAAGACAAATAGAACACGCATACTACGTATTTAATCCAGCAACTAATCAAATTACTATTCCAAGAATAGTAAGACAAGATAGACTCATGCTTATCACAAATACTACTCAGGGTAAGGTTATCTATAATTTCTCCGACACTAACTTAGGCGCTACCAATTTTTCAATTGATAACACACTAGGCTATGAGCCAAAAACAGTAATTACTCTTAAGTACAACTGTGCAAGCATGGCTGCAACAGATCAACTTGCAATTATTGTTGATGAACCAGCAGAAACAGTAACATTTACAGAACCACTTATGGATGCAGTAAATAAACTAAGAGTTGCACCACCACAATCTTTGATGGACACAGACTTTGAATATGGTGTTCAGAGCTCTAAGTGGGAAGCACTAGTTTTAACATCCAACTACCCATCATTCTTTTCTAGAGCAACAGGCGGAAACTCATTTGACGTAACAAGCGTAACTGGAGATGGTGTTTCACCAAGATCTACAATAACTTGCGTAGTTTCTAGCCCAGCAACAGAACTTGTTGCAGGTGATGTCATTTCAATTCAAGATACTACATCTCCTTTAGCTGAAGGAACTTTTCCAGTTGAAACAGTATCTACAGATGGTTTTACATTTACATATTTAGCAAATGGAGTTGTCTCTGGAGCTATTTCAAATGGAAGTCTTACATCCATAGCAGGCGGAGGAATTTATGACAATGCACACATTCCAGGTGGAAGCGATGCAGTAGGACTTCAAGGATGGACTGCTCAATCAGATGGAGCCGCACAATCTACAATTACAATTACAACAAGCACTGCACATGGTCTTCTTCCAGGAACTCCAATTCTAATCGGAAGCCAAAATGCAAGTTGTTCAATTAAGGGATCTTGGAGAGTATTTAACGTTTCAGCTCCAAATCAAATGAAATTTAAAATGGATTCACAAGTTGCTAACCCAATTATTACAACTGGAGTAGGACTTTATTCAAAGCCAAATGGATATGTTCAGCATAGACCACATGATGGCGGAGTTATTCTTTCAACAACAGATAACGTTTGTGGCGTAAGAGTTATTCGTCAAACACGTCGTGCTTTTAGATATCAATCAGGAAAGTCAATTCAATTCTCAACAGGTGTAAAATTCACACCTACTTTTGACGTAGACAGTATTTCTGTTGCAGGAGTTTTGATTGGAAATCAAGTTGTAACTGTAAAAACTCTTCAAGACCATGGAATGCAACCAGGTGCAAAGATTAAGGTAGACGGAATTGTTACAGCAGGTTTATATAACCCATGGAATGGTAAGTTTGTAGTTACAAACGTCCTTGGAACAAATGAATTCCAATATATTATGCCGCTTACACAAAATTTAACTGCTACAGATCAATTCCCAGGAGGAGTTGATGTTTCGGTTACTGTTTATAAGTGGGAAGGCGCTGCAACAAGAACTGGTATGTATAACGATCAAAACGGGTTCTTCCTAGAATATGATGGAACATATCTTTATGCCGTCAGAAGATTTACTAAGAAAGACCTATTCGGTAAAATTGCTGCAACTAAGTACTCAAATACAATTACTGGTATAAATACAAGATTTAGAAAACAACTACTAGTTGGAAATGATATTGTAATTAAGGGAGCAAACTATACTATTGTTGAAATTGCATCAGATACTAATTTAAAAGTTACTCCAGCATATAAGGGAGATTCTGTAACAAATTCTTCTTATGTTTTAACTCAAGAAGTTAGAGTTCCTCAAACTGAATGGAACGTAGATAGACTTGATGGAAAAGGCCCTTCAGGATATACATTAGACCCTGCATTAATGCAGATGGCATATATTGACTACACCTGGTACGGTGCAGGATTTATTAGATTTGGTTTTAGAGGTACAGAAGGAAATATTGTTTATTGCCACAAGATGCCTAATAACAATAGAAATACAGAAGCTTACATGCGTTCTGGAAACCTTCCAGCAAGATATGAAGCAATTAACTCACCATTCTTTAGCACAAAGTTAAAGGCGGGATCTTCAGGAATAGTTGGATCAGCATTAACACCAACAATGATTGTTATGTATGTTGATAGCGTTAAGTATTGGCCAACTTCAGGATTCTTGGTAATAAAAGACACAAGCAATTTTGAAATTTGCTCTTATACAATTACCGATACAGCATATAATGAAATTGCACAGGGCTACCCTGTTAATATAAATAGAAGACAGCCAATGACTTCTTATTTACAAGGAACAGCAGTAGCACTTTCTGGATCTTCAAATAACGCAACATATCTTCCAGATAATACAATTACAAATGGAACTGGAATTGCACAAGTTTCTGTTCAAACAATTACAAATACATGTGCTCCAGTTATTTCACACTGGGGATCATCTGTTATTATGGACGGAAAATTTGATGATGATAAGAACTTTATCTTTACCGCTGGTATGCAAAGATTCGTAAACGTTGCAGGCTCAGGTGAAGTTATTGCAAAAATTTCTTCAAAGTCTGCAGCTTCATCTGTTGCAACATTAACAACTTCTGCAAACCACCAAGTACAGGTGGGATACCCACTTATTGTAACTGGAGTTAATACCTCAGCAGCAATAACAACCGTTCAAAGAACTTCTGCATCTACAATATTAGTTACAACTCAAGGTGCACATGGTCTTTATACTGGGCAAACAATAACAATCACAAATACTGCACTTTCTAGAAATCTTCAAAGTGGTCAAATTCAAACTTCTGCAGTTACTACTGTTTTAAATGGTGATAGAACTATATCAGCAACGCCAGCATCAAACACATTTGAAATTATCCTCGCTGGAGTTTATGGATTTACAGCACAATCACAAACATCTGCAACAGCAGTTGAAAAAACAACATTTAATGGAACATTTACAGTAAGCGCAGCAACATCTAATACTATTCAATACTCAATATCTAATTCAACAACAATAGCATCAAGTATTGTTACTCCACAAGGATCCGTTTCTCAAAGCTTCGGTACAACAGCGGTTGCAAGACCACTTCTTTCAATTAGAATTGCACCATCTGCAGATAATGGAATTGGAAGAAATTATGGCAAGAGAGAAACATTAAATACTATGCAGTTATCACTTAGCTCGCTAGGTATTCTTGCTCAAGGAGCATTTTTGATTCAGGGTATTTATAATCCTTCATCGTTCCCAACTGGAGTAACTCTTCCAAATGATTGGGAAAACATTAGAGTAGCTGGAGGATCACTAGCTCAAGTTATTTATCACGACGGTACTGGAAAGACAGGTTCTACAGTAACTAGCCCAATAACAACAATTAGAGGTGGAGATCAAGCATTTGCTTTCTATACCGACGGTACTGGTGGTACAAACTATTCAGCAACCAGCTTTGATTTGTCAAAGGTTAAAGACCTTGGAACATCAATTCTTTCAGGAGATGGAAACTACAAAGCTCCAGGATTCCCAAATGGTCCAGATATTTTAACAATTGTTGCAACAAACCTAGGACTAACATCTGGAGATATTTCAGCTCGTTTGTCTTGGACAGAAGCTCAGGCATAAAAGGAGTATAAAATGGCAGCACCAGATCTTCCAATTATTGGGCAAGCTACAAAAACTGGAACAACAACAGCAACTGTTGCGTTTGCAGCACCACTTAACAATGGTGGTTCCACAATTACTGGTTATACTGCCACATCAACTCCAGGTAATATTACTGGCACAGCATCACAATCTCCCATTACAGTCACAGGATTAAATCCTAATACTAATTATACATTTACCGTAACAGCAACTAATGCTGATGGAACATCAGGTCCATCTTCTGCAAGCAACAGCATCACAACAGATTCTGCAGTTCCAGGAGCACCAACAATTGGAACCGCTACAAAAACTGGAACCTCTACAGCATCTCTTACATTTTTTGCACCAACATCAGATGGTGGACAAGCAATTACAGGTTATACAGCTACATCTTTACCTGGAAGTATAACTGCAACAGGAACATCATCCCCTATTAATTTTACAGGATTATCTGGAGGAACAGCTTATACATTTACTGTTACTGCTACTAACTCTATAGGAACTTCTGCTCCATCACAAGCAAGTAATACAGCAACTACAGATTTTGTAAATGCTAATGCTCCAGGAGCACCAACAATTGGAACCGCTACAAAAACTGGATCAACAACAGCAACAGTTGCATATACAGCTCCAGGTTCAAATGGTGGATTTGCAATTACTTCATATACAGCAATATCAACACCAGGAGGAGTTACTGGATCTGTTTCACAAGCAGGTAGTGGTACTATTACAGTTACAGGACTCACCCCTGGCCAAGATTATACATTTACAGTTTCAGCAACTAACTCTCAAGGCAGCGGTTTAAATTCATCTTCAAGTAATAGAATAACTACAGATGCAGCAGCTCCAGCAGCACCATTAGTGGGTACAGCTACAAAAATAAATGCAACAAGTGCAAGTGTTTCATTTACTCCACCGACTATTAATAATGGAGCAGCAGTAACTAGCTATACAGTCACATCCTCACCTGGAGGAGTTACCGCAACTGGTTCATCTTCCCCAATTACAGTTACTGGATTAACAGCAGCAACCGCTTATACATTTACCGTTACAGCAACTAACTCAGCTGGAACATCTGTTGCTTCTTCTGCAAGTAATCAAATTGTTTCAGATGCTACAGTGGCTGGCGCTCCAACAATTGGCACTGCTACAAAGTTATCATCAGTATCAGCACAAGTTGCATTTACACCACCAGCATCAAATGGTGGAGCATCAATTTCTAGCTACAGAATTGCATCAACACCAGGTAATATAGTTGCAACTGGATCAGCATCTCCTATTACTATTACAGGATTAACACCTGCAACCGCTTATACATTTAAAGTAACTGCCATAAACTATGTAGGCGATAGTGCACAATCATCAGCAAGTAATAGCATAACAACAGATGCTACAGATGTTTTTGTGCCAGGAGCACCAACTGTAGGAGCAGCAACAAAAACTGGTTCATCAACTGCAACTCTTGCATTTACAGCTCCAGCTTCAAATGGAGGAGCAACAATAACTGGTTATATTGCTACATCAACTCCAGGAAATGTTATTGCTTCAGGAACAACATCACCAATTACTTTTACTGGATTAACTCCAGCAACATCATACACATTTAAAGTATCAGCAATAAACTCGGTTGGAACTGGAGCGCAATCAGCAGCAAGCGCTAGCATAACTACAGATACCGCTCCCCCTGGACCACCAACAGTTGGAGTAGCTGCAAAAACAGGTGCAACAACCGCAACACTTTCATTTACAGCACCAACTGTAACTAATGGTCAAACAATTACTGGATATACAGTTGTATCAACTCCAATCGGCGGAACGGGAGCAGGTGCTACATCACCAATTCTTGTAACAGGACTTACTCCAGCTACTGCCTATACCTTTAAAGTAAGAGCTATTACAACAGCTTCTGAAGGCGAGCAATCTAACTCTAGTAATATTATTACTACAGATTTTGGCAGCGCAGCAAACTATGCAACATTATCAAATCAAATTGATACAATTAAAACAAAAATTAATGCTCTTACATCTTCAACTTTAAATGCAGAACAAATATTGTATGTATCACAAGCATTAACTAATTTATCTAAAGCATTAGGAATAGACGATATTGTTGCAGCGACTGCAAATGCAATTACAAATATTCAAAATGCAGGATCAGCTACAATTACCCTTGTTAATGGAACAGCAAATGGAACAGCAGTCTCAGCACTATCAAGTAAATATACTACTCTTCAAGCTTCATATGATAATATAAACCCTAGAGTTACTTCTATAGAGTCATCAATTTCAAGTCAGGTATCAGATATTGCAACAGCATCTGCTTTAGCAGCAAGTGCTGGGTATAATACGTGGCAAGTTTTAACTGCTAGCAAGCTTTTAGTTAATAGAGATAGAGTTTTTGTTAATACTCCAGCAAATGGTGGTGGCGTTGGTGGATTAACTTTAACACTTCCCGCAGGACCAGGATTAGGTGCTGTTGTAGAAATCATAGATATCTCTGGAACAGCAGCAACAAACTTTTTTACAGTAGCTAGAAACGGTGAATTAATTCAAGGTGTAGCAGAAGACCTTATTTTTAACGTAAATAATAGAGCTATGAAATTAATATATTCAAATACTGCAAAAGGATGGAGAATCGCATAATGGCATCATTAGACTCACTTTTAACATTATCATCAGGGCTAAAGGGTGCTGACTTGGCCACTATTGGAGTAACGGGCGCATCGCTTGGAATTACACCAACATCTCTTGGAGTTAAAACTGGAATAGATAATGAATTTAGAGAAGTAACTGATGGAACAAGATTCCCATATCATATTCCAACAATTTATACTATTAATGATAGAAACCCAATCTGGTCAGGTGCATGGCAGTCTGGCGATGGATGGGGAGCATATTATAATTATATGAACTCTACTACAGATCATGAAAGAAATTTTCATATGGCGCTAGGTCGTCACAATAGACAAAATACAAATTCATATTCATCTGTAAATAATCGTGCAGGAGCTGTTCTACAGTTTGCAAGAGGAAACGTTGTTGGTGGAGGACAAGTTCACAATATTATGGAAGATGCTGCATATCAGGGATTTTCAATGAGATCTATGTTTATTAGAAACTTTCACCCAACGCTATCCAAAACAATTACATTATCTGGATGGTATGCAAATTATTGGAATCAAGGTTATGAAGGCTCTGCTATGTATTATGGAATACCAACTGGAGCAGGCAGGCTATACTCACAGGCTACTGGAATGACATGGACAACAATGGCAAATCGTTCTGGTGGAAACTCATATTATACCTGGACTGGAACAATGACAATCCCAGCAAATACAACAGCATTTTTTTGTCAGACATCAACATATTACTGGTGGCAGGGTGGATATGGTGGAAAAGCTTTAGAAGTAAATAAGCTATATGATTTGGATACTACATTCTCAGATAAATGGATTCAACCAGATATGAGAATGACTATGACAGCAATGAACTATACAGATTTAGATGATACAGCATATAATGGATATTCATCCCACAGACTGTGGAACAGATGTGCAACACTTTATGGAGATAGATAATGATTTATATTAAATTTGATGAAAATAATATTCAAGAGCAAACATTAGTTTCTGAAGAGTCTCCAGGACAAGATTGGCATGTTATTCTTTCTAATACAGATGGTAAATTTTATAAGTTGTCAAATGGTGTACCAGTTGCAATGACAGAAAAAGAATTAGAGGACTATCGATTTAATTTAAAAAGAGCTTGGGTTATTTTAGACGCAAGAAATAAAAGAGATCGAGCTCTAATGGAATCAGATTGGACACAATTATCTACCTCTCCTTTATCTGATGCAAAAAAGATGGAGTGGGAAACATATAGACAGGCACTAAGAGATCTTCCAAATAATATATCTGAAGACCTAACTTATACCTTCCCAGTAGTACCAGTATAATGAGTTTTATGATACAATATTCTAAAGGAGGCAACACAACATGCCATCAGCAGTAACTTTAACCGCACAAATTGAGCTAGCAAAGACAAAGATCAATGCCTTGTCAGCATCTACGCTCACAACACAAGATATCGTATTCTTGGCTAAGTCCCTTGAATCACTAGGATCACTTCTAGGAGTCAACGACATTGTAGCAATAACAAATGAAAAAATTTCAGATATAACAAATGCATCTAGCGGGCAAGTTACAACAATAACCAATGCTGGATCTTCTCAGGTAAATGCCGTTGTCACCTCTGGAAATCAACAAATTGCATTAGTAAATGCAGCAGTAGATAACTATAATCTATTCGTAAACATGGGAGTAATATAAAATGGCACAAATTAGTTTACCAGCAAGACTATTCGGCGGAAACGTTACAGCAACTGAGGCTCAGGTTTACACCGTCCCAGCAGGAGAGACAGATGTTATTACATCTATTACACTATCTAACGTTACCGACGTAGCACAACAGACAAGTTGCAAGTTTGCAGGAATTTTCTTTTACAAGAATATTGACCTAGCACCTCGTCAAATTACAGTTATAGATGTTAAGCAAGTTTTGAACGCAGGAGATGCAATTATTCTCAGCGCAGGAAATGCAAGCTCTGTTACAGCATTTATCTCTGGCGTTAAAATAACAACAATCTAATTAAAAGTATTTAGGAGAAATAAAAAATGGCAGTTGCAAATTCAGTTACGCAAATTGTTTTACCTGGTTTAGATAAGGTAGTACAGGATCAAACAGTCGCAGCATTTGCGGCCAATCCAACAATTGCAACAATTATAGCAAATCAAGCAGCAACAGGATCTGCAGCAACATTAGATGCAGCAATTGCATCAGCAAATACTGCTGTTACAGAACTTCTCCCACCTGCAAATCCTTTGCCAACATTTGCAACATATTCATGCAGAGATAATAGACCGTTTTGGAATATTTACAATAGTAAATTACAGCCAATTGATGCAGGAAGCCAACATACTGATTCGGAGTTATGGGCACCATGGACTGGAAATAACTATACAAACGAACGTTTTAACTCAAGCAGCTGGACATCTTATTGGAGTCAAGCAACACCATATCAACAGGCAGACGGACACTGGATGATGAGATTAAATGCTGGTAATAGAACTTACACAGCAGTAAATGCTGATGTATCTCCAAGCTACATGCCATACTTTGGAGTTATTATTGGTAAAAGAGGAATAAGACAAAACATCTCTATGTGGTATCAAAACTCAACACTAAGAATTATGGAACGTGGAATTTATAACGGTTATTATGAAAATATAAACCTTAATAATGGTACATATTCAACCTGGGTAAGTGGAACTGGTTATGGATCAGCATGCTATAACGATAGAACTAGAACTCTTGTAGTAATTGCTGCAAAAGATGGATCTAATAACTATAGAATGCATATTTGGAAAAATACAGGAACTGATAGATCTTTAAACGGCGATAATTACTATCCAGGAACGCTTGCGGCTTTCTTAAGAGAAGCAAAGACAGGTTTACTTGATGCAGGACAAGGTGCTGGAGTTCCCAGCTATGCATTCTATGATTTCCAGTGGCAGGCTAACTCTTCTCAAAATTATTCAGAATCACAATATAGAATGCGTGTTGTAGCAGGAGATAACGGTATTATTGGAATGGCTAGAATGGTTCCATCAAACGTAACTCACTATGCAACATATAATCCAGCAACTCAACAGTTGACAACATCATTTAATACAATTGGATTAACAACCTCATACGGATATGAGCAAGGTGAAAGATACGGAATGAGACACAATATTAGTTGGGATAATAACTGGGTAGTAGCATATAATTGTTATTACTACTATGGTTCAGGAATGAACGTATACTTTATTGATACAAGAGACCCTAGAAATTATTTTATTGGACAAGCAGCAAATTCTGAACAAGGATGCCAGCTAGTTCCATATCAAGAAGACAAATTTTTATTTAATAACTCTAATCATAATGTTGATAATAACTATGGACTAAGACTTCACATTATTGATCCAGAAGGAGCACTACAAGGAAGAGTCACAGGTGGAACTATTGCCAACGGTGGAACTTTAGGGTTACAAGATAATACACAAAGAGGTAGATTTGATACAGACTACACAAGCACAAATTTTCCAGGTCTCCAAACATTGGCGCACTGGACAAGAAGAGTATAAGGGAGAAAAAAATGAAAATTAATTTTTATAATGGAGTAGCAGAGTTTAATCAAAATGGAGAATACGAAACAGATATTGTAACGTCTTTGCCACATAGACTTGGTCTTGTTGACGGAGTTGTTGTTGACAAATATCCAGGAAAAACAGATAATGAAGTAAGAATTGCAGATCATGCTGTAGCAGCTAAGCGTGTAAAAGACGATCAAGCTGAATGGGATGCATTACCAGAACCAAGACCAGGAATTCGACCAGCAGATTTGCCTGAACTCGATCTTCCAGAAGAGGAATAAAATGCCAATTACACAGACCCCCCAATCAGTAACTCCAGCACTTTGGACTTATACATATCTTCAAGCTCCAATTAATGGACAAGGTAAGCCATACTTTAATATCCCATCACAGTTTACAAACCTTGGAACTAAGTCAAGCGGAACCCTTACCCTAGACTTATCTACATCAAATGTTTTTAAAGTAATTGCAGGTGGAAACTTTACAGTAGCTTTTTCAAACATTGCTGCTACAGCAAACGTAGCACAATTTTGGCAAATGGAAATCAAGTCTGGTGGATCATACACCATAACTTGGCCAGCAGGAATCGTATGGGATGGTGGCGGTGCTTCAAACATTCAGCCAGTACTTTCACTAGATACAACAGTTTTAAACTTTTATACAAGAAATAATGGAACAACAATCTTTGGATCATACGCATTTTCAGATTTAAAAATATAACATAAAATAGGAGAACAAAGTGGCACTATCAACAATATCAGGAAATAGTAATTCTATAGCATTACCAGATTTAGACTTATCAGTCTACAATAATCTAAATGCTGGAATCAATACAAGCCCTCAAATGCTTTCTATACTTTTAGCATCTTCGTCAGGGTTAGGCTTAAATACCTCTATTGCTAACGTAGGTTTAATATCTACTAATATTTCAACTACTTCTGTCACAAGAAACCCTCTCCCTACTTTTGGTGTTTATACTAATAGAGCTAACGAGCCAGCATTTACTACTTACAGTAGCAATATGCAGCCAATGTATGGCGGATACTTAAGAGATGATACAGAAGGTCAAGACTGGCCTGATAGAGGTACAAGATATACAAATACTTCACAAGACTCCAGAGGAACGGGACACTCTTCAGTAAAAGGAACTAACTACCAGCAAGATGAAGGTAACTGGCACGTTCAGCTACCAGGACATGCCCCTGCTTCAGGATCTGACGCACAATTTGCTCACTCAGTTTGGTATAACTATGTATTAGAACACTGGCCATTTTTTGGAACAATGATTGAAAAATCAGGAATCCGACCAAGAAACTCAATTTATTACAGAAACAGCCAGCTGGGAATTTATCCTAGAAGTGGAACTGCACCATTAGAATTAGTAACTATGAGCAGTACATATGCAACATGGGCTGGATTTAATACTGGCTATACAGCAATTTCATACAATGTTAGAACAAATACTTTAGCAGTATTGGAGCCTAGAGATAACTCTAATAACTATAGACTTCACGTATGGAAAAATGCTAATTCAAATAGAGATTTAGATGCAACTAACTATACAGTTGGAACTATGCACAGATTTTTATTAGAGGCATTTACTGCAGGTCGTCCTACAGCATTAACTCAAACAGCTTACTACTATTATAATGATTTTCAGTGGCAACAAGATGCATCTCAAAACTATGATGAATCAAGAAGAAAAGCATACATTGTTATGGGAGATAATAATCTAGTTGGAATTGCACGATTTGTTCCTTCAAACACAACTCGTTATGCAACATTTGCTCCTAACTTTGCAACATCTTCTGGAACTTTAACAACCTTAAATGGTGAAGGTCATACAACTTCATATGGAATTGAACAAGGAAACTACTATGGTATGCGTTATATGCAAACTTGGGATCAAAACTGGGTTGTAGCATATTCACCATATTATTACTATCAAACAGGATGGAATGGTATTTTCTTTAATACTCAAGATCCTTCAAAGTATTATACATCTCAATGGGCAAGCACTAGTTGGGGAGCACAAATTGTTCCTTTCAAGAGAGACAAATTTATTTTTCACTCAGGAGATTCAAACGTTGATGGAAATGTTGGAATGAGACTTTATGTTGTTGATCCAGGAGGACTTTTAAAGTATGGAGTTGACTCTGATGGAACAGCACAAGCAAATGGTTCAAGACTGAACCTTTTTAAGTCTGTATTTACATACTCATTTGATACAAGATATCAGTCTACAAACTATCCAACAATTGTTCCAATGAACGAATGGTCACACGGATAAAATGTATTACGCTATACTTAATTCAGAAGCCGTAGAACGATCTGGAACTCTTTCCACTTTATTTCCTAATGCCTCTTTCCCTCTTTCAGGGCCAGATGAAGATTTTAAAACAGAAAATAAATTAGTTGAAGTTTTAGAGTATTTAGAGCATGATGAAAAAAAGCAAAAAATGATATTCTGTGATCCATACTTCTTAGATGGATCAGTATACAGAGTTGAACTTGTAGATTTTACTTCACAAGAAATAAAATCAAATAAAGCCGCTATTAAAGAATTTGAATCGTTGTAGGAGGAATAATGTTAGAGTCACAGAGATCAATATTTAAAAGAGCAAGATATAGCCAGTTTGGTTTATCCCTATGGCTAGATTGCACATCTATTGCTAACTTTACAGTAGCACCCGTAACAGGTAAATGCTCACTAGCTCTTGATAGATCTCAATATCAAAGAAACTTTGTACAAGCAACCTCAACAAATCAGCCAACATATGTATTAGCAGCAATTAACTCATTGCCAGCTTTAAGATTTGATGGCGTAAATAACTTTATGACATTTGCAGACCCAACATTATCATGGCTTGCAAATTCATCTTTTACATTTTTTTATGTAGCAACTAAAACCGCAAAGACTGGTAGCTCGTTTGTTATTGGCGGTCAAGGAGTAGCAACAAGATCAAACCTAGCATTTGGGTATACAATTCCAACATCATCTAGAGCTGTTTTTGGAAATGATGATATTAACGCAATTGTTCCAGCAGTAACAGCAGGACGCCCAGAACTTTATACTATAAGATTTGATAATACAAATAATAGAAGAGAAGTTAGAAGAAATGCTACAACCGTTGCTCTTGGAGCTTCAGATGGTGCTCCTTCTAATATGACTGGACAATCAATTGGACGTTATCTATCTACATATGGTCAATTTGATCTAGGAGAAATTATTATTTACAACAGAGCTGTAAGTGATTATGAAATGAGTCAGGTTGAACGAGACCTTATCTCTAAATGGACAATTGTCTAAGGAGAAAAAATGGCATATGAACCTCAAAGATTTGTTGGTCCTTTAATACTAAGCCAACTGGCAACTACACCACTTAAAACATTTTCTAATAAAGCAATTTTAAAAAATATCATTGTTTCAAATATTTATAATGGAACATTAATTTATTCTATTTATGTTGCTCCAGCAGGTGAAGATGCTCAAGATTATAATAAAGTATTTCCAGATATGACCGCAACAGAAAAATCTATTATTTCACATAATGTTACAATAGTTGTAAACCCAGGTGATCGGATATTTGCTAAGGCTAGTATTCCAGGTGGTATTCTTCTCACCGTTTCTGGCGTAGAGGTTATTTCTTAAATACTACTTAAGCAATGAAAGGCTCAAATAGTAGGCTTTTAAAAGGCTTATAACCCTGAGAATGGTATAATTTAAAAATGCCAGGAAATGTAACACCTAAAACATTTAGATATCCGACATTAGATATGTCGCCCGATGTCCCAAGAGACCTTGGCTATTTAGCAACAGATATAGATAATTATTTAACAAACAATCCAGGACCAACAGGAGCCACAGGACCGCAAGGCCCTAAAGGTGATACGGGTGCACAAGGTGTACAAGGCGTACAAGGTCCAGCAGGTCCAACAGGACCACAAGGTGCCACAGGTGCTGCAAGCACTGTTGCAGGCCCAGCAGGCCCTACAGGAGCCACAGGACCGCAAGGTGCAACTGGCCCAGCAGGCCCTACAGGAGCCACAGGACCGCAAGGTGCAACTGGCCCTAAAGGCGATACAGGTGCAACTGGTGCTAAAGGTGATACAGGAACAGCATTAACTGTTCGTGGAAATTATGCAACAATGACTGCATTTACTGCTGCTAATTTAACAGGCAGCGCAGGAGATGCATGGTTAATTTTATCTACTGGCACACTAATGGTTTGGAATACAGTAAATAATACTTGGTTTGATGCTGGAGCTTTGCAAGGACCACAAGGTCAAACGGGTGCACAAGGCCCACAAGGACCACAAGGAATACAGGGCATAAAAGGCGATACAGGTGCCACAGGCGCACAAGGACCAACAGGCCCACAAGGTTCAGTAGGACCGCAAGGCCCAACAGGTTTAACGGGCTCACAGGGTCCAACAGGACCACAAGGTTTAACTGGAGCAACAGGCGCTACAGGATCTAAAGCAACTTTTTCTATTACTTCTGCAACACCACCCACTAGTCCTGTGGATGGACAGGCATGGTTTAATTCTACAAATGGCAAAGGGTATACTTACTACGATTCTTACTGGGTAGAAATTGGATCATCTTTATCTGGTCCAGCAGGCGCACAAGGACCAGAGGGGCCACAAGGACCAGCGGGACCACAAGGTGTTTCAATAAATCTTAAAGCTTCTTCTTTAACTGTAGCAGCATTGCCAGCAACAGGAAATACTGTAAATGATGCAAGAATTGTAGACGCTGATGGGGATTTATATATTTGGAATGGATCTTCTTGGTCTTCAGCAGGACAAATTGTAGGACCTCAAGGCCCACAGGGACCGCAAGGTGCACAAGGTATACAAGGCGCAACAGGCGCAACAGGTGCAACAGGTGCAACAGGTGCACAAGGATTAAAGGGTGATACAGGTGCAACAGGTGCAACAGGTGCAACAGGCCCAGCGGGTCCAACAGGACCACAAGGTGCACAAGGAATTCAGGGTTTAACGGGTGCAACAGGCCCAGCGGGTGCAACTGGCCCAGCTGGCTCTGCAGGAAAAATAGCTCAAGTTGTTAGTGCAGTAACAACAAGTACAACATCAGCAACAGGCGGAGCGGGATGGGTAGATGTATCTGGTTTATCCGTAACAATTACTCCAACTCTTGCAACAAGTAAAATTCTTATAATGTCATCATTTGGAACATTCGGATCAAGTGGTGGATCGCAACCATATTTTACTGGATGGGTTCAACTATTAAGAGGAGCAACTGCTATTACAAATGCATTTACTGGAGGGTATTTCCCAAATGGTAGCTCAGTAAATACAGCTGATTATGATGTATATTCAACTCAATATATTGATTCACCTGCAACAACAAGTGCAACAACATATAAATTTCAAATAAATAATATTTTTAGTGCTCCTAGTTATGGAGCAAATCCATCAGGAGCATCAGTTCAAATTATAGCGATGGAGATACTAGCATGAAAAATTTTAATGCAATTCGTTATATATATCCTAATGCAGAATTTAGTATGATTAATGACGACGTATCCATGATTACATGGGTAGGAGAAGAATTTCCAATTCCAACTGCAAAACAATTAAAAGATGCAATCAAAGCAATAGAAGATAAAGAAGCACAAGATTTAGCAGATAAAGAAGCAGCAAAAAATTCAGCATTAATAAAACTTCAATCTTTAGGTTTAACTGAAGATGAAGCTAAAGCAATAGCAGGAGCATAGGAGATATAAATGGCAATTGATTTTCCAAATAGTCCATCGTTGAATCAGTCATTCACCGCTGGTGGAAGCACATGGATTTGGGATGGAATTGCATGGACTCTTCAAAGAATTACAACAGGTGCTCAAGGACCACAGGGAGAGGTTGGTCCACAAGGCCCAGCAGGCCCAACAGGACCACAAGGAACATCAATCAATGTTAAAGCATCAGTAGCAACAGTAGCACTACTTCCAGCAACTGGTAATAGCGCAAATGATGCAAGAATTGTTGATGCAGATGGAGACCTTTATATTTGGGGTGGATCATCTTGGACCTCAGCAGGTCAAATTGTTGGCCCACAAGGGCCACAAGGTATTCAGGGTGAAACAGGACCACAAGGAGCAACAGGTGCCACAGGTGCTACAGGTGCCACAGGCGCACAAGGCCCTAAAGGCGATACAGGTGCACAAGGTGCACAAGGTCCACAAGGATTAAAAGGCGATACAGGTGCTACAGGTGCCACAGGCGCACAGGGTGCACAAGGAGTTCAAGGACCACAAGGATCGACAGGTGCCACAGGTGCCACAGGACCAGTCGGAGAAACATTACCAACCCAGTCTGGAAACTCTGGAAAATTTTTAAGTACAAATGGGACGGCAGCATTATGGGCTACAGTTGCACAATATGCTTTACCTTCACAAACATCAAACTCAGGTAAATTTTTAACTACAAATGGAACGGTAGAATCATGGGCAACTGTTGCAACAACAGCATATGCAAATGGAACCAATACAGCAAATTCAAATAAAATATTTTATAATACAACTGGAACGCCACCAACTGGCACTGCAGCTGGCGATTTATATATTTTCTACTAGGATAACATATGACTATAAAAGCATATGATGGAACAGCTTGGCAAACACAAAAAGCATTAAGAATTTATAATGGTTCAGCCTGGACACCCGCAAAACAAGCATGGATTTATAATGGAACAAACTGGGTAATAACTTATCCAGAATTTCCAAGTGCTTCTTCAAATCCAGCAATTACTGTAACTTCGGGGATTAATGGTCGTATTGGTTGTACATATAGCGCATCAACAGGGTCATGGGATTCTAATGATGCCTATATTCCAACATCTTATACATATCAATGGACTAGAGATGGTTTAGATATATCTGGAGCAACATCATCTACTTATACAACAAGTGCTTTAGATGCAGAAAAAATAATTGGAGTTAAAGTAAAAGCTACTAATCAAAGAGGTAATACAACAACTTCTTCTACAACAGGAACTCAAATGTTAACGTATGTTACGTCTTTAACTGCTA